CTCTACACGCCTTTGGTGTTGATGACTTAACTGCCTCAATACCCATAATCTTTAGTTTAGGTTCTTCATAATCAACACCTTCAGAATTATATACATTGAGAATATATCTTTTCTTAGCAGTCCAGATACCTTTGTTGGCAATCACTTCTTTATCCATCACCATCTTTTGTCTGTAAGCGTGTGTGTAGTCAGCCAACTCTTGATACTTTTGATCAATATAAGGTTTAAGTTTCTGATCACAAAACTTGTCTAAAATATTTACAGTCTTTTTAATATCATCGCCGAGGCCCATTTTCTTCACAACATCACCCATACGAATATAGATTGAGTCTGTATCTGAAGCAACAACATAATCTACCTTTTCAGTTTTCAATAACTTATTAAGGTATTCATTGACTCGTCTTTGTATAAATCTAATTGAGTATTGACCTGCAAGTGTGATACCTTCAGCCTGTCTTACATCATAATATCTACAATACTTATTGCCGATAGCACCGTAGGCACTATTCAATGCAATCTTTCTTGCCATTTGTATATTATTATACTTAGAAATATTATTTTGAATTTGTTTATTGCCTTTATCTTTTTGCTGTTTCTTTTGCTCAACAATCATTAACTTTTTATATTTACTTCTATCTGTATAATACTTCTCCATCAACTCACCTAGGAACCCAGGTTTATCAGTTCTAAATATCGCACCGTTAGGTGTCATAGTTCTTTTCTCAAAATTAGAAAAATCAACCTCACGATCAAGCATTCTATCTACACTTGCAAGTTCAGGTTGAAACCCAATAATAGTTTCAGGTGATATATTGTACTGCATAATTAAATGTGGATACAAACTGTTCAAATCATAACTTACAATCCAATCGTGAAAACCTACAATAGGATCTTTAACATAGGCACCTTCATAACCACGGGCACCTTCGTGTTCTTCTTTTTGTGGTATAACTATACCTTTATCTTTTAAGAAGTTAAATATAATTGCATCCCACATTGTAACCTGTTGGAATACTTCTTGAAAGTTTACCTTTGCTTCATAGGCCATTGTTAAATGTAATTCAATTAGTTTCATCTTATCTTCTAATCTGTCAACTAATTCTACATCTTGAATATTATAATCTACGAATGATTGATAGTCCTTGGTGTACCAGTCTTTAAAAGTATCGTAAGGGTTATCATCTTTGTACTCACCGAGTTCTACACCAGCAATAAAGTTAAGACGATAACTCTCTTGTTTTGAATAAGTATATTTCTTATACAAATCTAGATAGTCTAAAGTTGATACGCCAAGAATGTCATAATGTTGAATCTCACCACCAAATTGTTTGTTTTGAGATTTTGATTCTACAATACCCCAAGGACTTAATTTAGCAGATTGATCTTCACCCATTAAATAGTTAATACGATTTATCACATAGGTCATATCGAAGAATTTACAATTCCAACCTGTGATTATATCAGGATCATATTCTTGCCAGAATTTAATAAATGCTTCTAACAGTTGTTGTTCAGTTGTGAAGTTTAGATATGTGACCTTTTCATTATCATTTTTATATTCACCCATACCGAATACGATAATGTCTTTTGTTGAATGTGATTTTACAGTAATACAAATCAATGGTTCTATTGCCGTTTTAGGATCAGGAAATCCATTCTCACAGGCAGTCTCAATATCAATCGTAATCGTATTGAGTTTAGATATATCCCATTCTATATTACCTTTGAATTCATCTGATATAAAAGCGTGTTGATGTCTAGTATTGCCAAAGAATTCAAACCCGGTTACGCCATCATATTGTTTTAACCATTCTCTTTGCTCATAAGTGCTATCGAAATTTATTCTCTCACACGGCCTGCCGTCAAGAGTTTTATACTTTGTTTCTTTTTTTACTGGAATGAATAGAGAAGGTTTATAGTTAATTCTTTTTTGAATTCTTTTACCGTTAACAATGGCACGAACTAAAAGACGACCACGGTGTGGTATAACGGATGTGTAGAACTTCATAGTATTATTATAACAAATTTACATTGGTTAGTCAAGCTCTTTGTTAGGTAAATGTGTAAAAACTTTTAGTAAACTAAGACCATTAGACTCATCTAATCTTTCACCAGGTATTGGTTTATTAATATCTAACCATAATGGCACACCCAACTTAGAATGATTTTGACAACTTCGCCATAAAATTCTTTTACTAGGATTTAAAGTATTGGCATTGTTTCTTGCGTGAATAGTAAGTAGTTGATCAAAGATTATAATATCACCATCTTCCCATTCGTGATCATATCTATACTTATCATTATCAATATAGTTGTCAAATATCTCCATAGAAAATTGTGAATCATCAATCATATCTTCAACCACAGCCATTGAACTAAATGTGTATTTACCCCACTTAGTTTCAATAGGACATTCAAATATAAATGGTATATCAATACCTTTATTACTAGGTACAGCTGCACCTAACTCTTTTGCTTTTATGATTCTTCTTGTATTATTACTAGGCGTGCTGTCGCTGTATAATTTTTTTATATGATTTACAGCACTATACTTAGATTCAGTAATTTGTCCTGCGTCTAGTAAAACTAATTCTCTCGCTACATCTTGAGGATCATCATAAGAGAATTGTAGCATTCTTCCTATTCTTGCTCTTAATATTTTTGATTTATCTTTTTGCTCTTGAGTAAAATCTGAGTATGCTCTGTTTACATTTGATACAGGAGTTATACTGCCTTTTGTGTGTTGAACACCATATAAAGATACTAGATTACCGTACTGGTGTGTAAAATGATTGGTTAAATTTGTATGAAAAACTAAATCCTTAATACCGAATAGTCCTCTAGGTCTGCCACTAACCTCTTGTATCCAAGGAAAATCAGAATTAAACCATCCCATAGGATTGAGATAGTCTAAATCATTTTCGTTATGATACTGCAGGCCTGTACCGTACTTAATACCATCTTGCTCAAATTTAGTATCTGAATTTTTATTTAAGTATGATCGCTTTGCTTTCTGTATTACTTCGTTAGGGTCATTAGGTTTTAATTCATCACCATAGATCCAACTCTCCCAATCAATAATATTATCTCTAACTAATTTATATTGATTATGTCCAAAGGCACTTGAAAGTCTTGAGAAATCTTTTAACTCTAGGTCTTGTTTTTTTAAAACGATACACCCATAGTGTAGTAAAAGATGGCCTAAATCTTTTAATTGATTTTCGTCTAGTTCTTTTACTTTAAGATCAACAAAGGCTGCGTTGCCATTTGCTAATTCTTCAATCACTATTCAGTAATTAAACCTTTAGGTGTCTGTATTAGTCCACTACCAAAGTTTTTATTATAATGATTCAATAGATCAAGACCAGGTTCTTCCATTAAAAGAACATCATCTTTAGCAATATTAATTTCTCTTGAATCTGTAAATGGGAACCAAGGGGCGAATTGTAGAGTGCCTTGACCACTCTCACCTGCACCAACAAAACCTAATGCCATAGGTTTCTCCATAGTATATTTGTCTTTCAACTCACTTACTTTAGCAATTATAAAATCGCCTACTTTTAATCGTAGGACTTTCACTTCACTTGTCTTAGCCATTATGCTTTCCTCATGTCAACATCAAATGGTGTGGTTAATAAGTATTTTCTAGCAGGATTAACCATAACATTTAATCGTTTCATAAATTTCCTATCTAATAGGATAGGTGTGCGATCTTCTCTATCATCTATTGTAAAGAGAGTGTCGCTATAGATGGTGCCTGCAAATTCAACATCTAATTTTATTAGTGGGCGATCTTCGTCATAATCTCTAAGACCTCCTACTTTAATATTGTCCATTCTAACTAAGTTAGCAGAATATCTTTTATCTAATAACTTCCAACTAACTTTTTTGCCTTCTACTTTAATATCTTGTCCGTGAATAACATTCTGTCCACTATTACCTGTGTCAAATTTAGCAACTAGTTCTAAATTTCCTAGTTTTATAATTTCTTTAAATCCACATTCAGTTGGAACATAAACCCAATTATCTCTATTTTCAAAGTATTCTATAATCTCTTTTGATATATTTCTGTTTGTTGCCTGTTCAACTCCTTCAGTACCAGCAGAAGAGTTTACTTCAATAAAAAATGGTTCATCTTTTTCTCTATTCTTAGCAGGTATAAAATCAACACCAGTCCATAACCCGCCGACTGCTTTTGCAGCCTCAATACATTTTGTTATTTCTAATTCTGTAAGTTTTAATTCTTTTGCTTTTGCACCTTGAGATATATTGCTTCTAAAGTCGCCTTCTAAAACATCTCTTCTCATAGCCGCAATAACTTTACCACCTAAAACATGGACTCTGGCGTCATATTCTGTTGGTATATATTCTTGTAATAGTAAATCTGAATCTTCATCTTGTTTGTATAATACTTGCACTAGACTTGTTAATGATTTTTCAGACTCAACAAATAATACACCTACACCTTTAGAACCTCTAAGTGTTTTAAGTATGATAGGAAAATCTGTATCTAGTTGCTCGAATGCCTCTTGTATATTATCAGGATCAGATACTAGAACAGTTTTAGGTTGTCTTAGACCTACATCAGCAAGTCTTAATGAAGTTCTGTATTTATCAGCACAGGTACTTATTGTTTGTCTTGAATTAACACACACAATACCTGCCTTTTCTAATTGTGATACTAAGTCCATCCAAGAGTCTTTTCTTGTAATAGACCCACGAATAACTGCCACAGTAGTCTCAGCAGATATTTCAAATCCCTTTTTATCTTTTTGATTGTGTACTCTACGAACACCATCCTCTAGTGTCATATATCCACCAGATAGTTTGTATAGATAGTTCTTATAACCTTTTTTATCTGCTTCTTCTCTTAGTCTATCAGCAGTATGAAATTCTTTTGCCTGTTCAGGCTCATCTGTAATAATGAGCAATCTAAATTTTTGTACTTCAGATTCTTCAGTAATATATTCATTAAACTTAACTGGTTTCATCTACCTTTTTACCTATATTGTACTTTGTCTCTAATGTCCAGTTGCCTTTATCTTTGAAAGATATGACCTTTATTTGAGATAATGGTGCTTTATTTTCAGCAATATCAGAATTAACTATACTAATTAATCCCCAATCTGCTAATAACTGTGTTATAGTATTTCTTCTTTCAATATCATTTTCAGATAAATTGCTATGTTTGCCATCTAAAGCAAATAGTTCCTTGAAATGTACGATAAAATATCTGCCTTGTTTATGAAGTATGTGGCAAGATTGAAATAGTTTTTTGTCTTTTCTAGACGCAACACCTATTCTTGTTAGTGTCTCTCGAACCTTCAGAAAGTCATCAGGTTCTTTTAAAGAGACCTCGAGCATACTCTCGGGACTCCATTGTGTTTCCTCACTCATTTTGTTCCACCTTTAAATAATTTTTCTTTAATATACTTAATATGATCCTTAGAGAGTATCTTTAGAGCGTCTTTTGCCTTGTCATTACTATAACCATAATACTCTTTTACAACATCAATATCTTTTAACTTAGACGCTCTTATGAACGGACTAAATCGTTTCTTTTTTCTAACACTATTTATATAGAATTGAAACTGTATATCTTTATCGAGATGGCTATGACGATTCATTTCATTAGCCAACATTAAGGTGTCTGGGAATGCAGACATTATCTTATTCGTTATATAGGCAGGATATTTCTTTGCCCACATCTGATCATCTGAATTGACCAGGTTCTCTTTTGTATAATTGATTGCGTTAAGATAATGTTTTAGTTCATAGGGATTTGACATATTCTAATATCTTTTCTGGTGTTGACTCTTCGTATGGATCTTCGTCATCACTCATATTATTTATGCCAGGTTCTATAAACATTTCTTTCACTATACCATTAACGATATATGAAGAATATCTCCATGATCTTTGACCAAAATTCTGTACTGGTTTATCAACCAACATTCCTAATTGTCTAGTTATGGAACCACTGCCATCAGGTACTAGTGTAATCTTTTTTATGCCTAAGTCTTTACCCCAAGCGTTCATAACAAAATGGTCATTGACTGATATACAATACACATCATCAACCTTATTTGTATCTATAAACTGCTCGTACATATCTTCATAGGCAGGTAATTGTTTAGATGAACAGGTAGGTGTAAATGCACCTGGTAACCCAAACATAACTATTCTTTTGCCATAAAATAATGTAGGCATATCAGTCTCGGTTACTAATTCATCTTTGAATAAAATTCTGTTATCAAATAATTTCACATCTTTCATAATATAATCTCCTTTTTTTTTTATTTTACTGAGTCGAATATGGCCTGAAGTCTCCTGACTATGTCCATATCGCCATCTATTTTAATCTCACCATTCAGAAATGCGGTAGTGCTAGTGGTTGTTTCTTGTTTTAATTGTTCCCATAGATCACAGGACATTCTAACGGTAGCTTCTGAGGTTTTAACTTCATTAGATACTACTATGTTTGTCGGTCCTTTTTCTGAACTTCCGTCTAGACATACGACACCCTCTCCGAAATCAAAGGTGACTATTGCTCCGTGTAGATCAACTTCTTTACCACTAAGACCTGTTGTAAGTTCTGATGTTATACTTGCTACATCAGCCATATTTTTCTCCTTATTTAAATTTGCATTGACTCATAATTTCAGTCAAGCAGGCCACAAGATTAATTTCTTGATCAGCCACAAAAGCAGACTTATAAGAATAGTCTGCTAATATTAATACAGCGTGAGGTATAGTTTCTGATTCTAAATTCTCATACATTGTATCATATATTCTTCTAAAAACCACAACAGGATCATTATCTAAATTATTAACTACCCATTTTCTCATATTGGTAAAGTCTTTTTCTTTTAATAATGTTATAAGTTTGTTTAGGTTATCATCAGAAATATTTGTTAGTATACCTGTATCTATCTTACCACTTACAGAATATCTTTGTAATTCATTTAGTATTCTTCGATAGTCAGGAAAATGTTTGTTAATAAGTTCGGCAACAACTGCCTCATCAAAAGGTATAGTTTGCTCTTTTAGAATGATACCAACTTTCGCAAATAGTTTACTTGCAAGGACTGGTCTATCTTTATTAGCAATTTTAAAATCTATTGTTGAAAATCTACTATGTAATGGTTCGATAAGTCTATTCTTAAAATTACAAGTAAGAATAAATCTACAATTCTTATGAAACTCCTCTATGA